TACAAAACGCCAGTTTGTGGCGCAGGAGGTGAGAATAATTGTTGATTACGAGCAACCAAGCGAAAGCGATTCGGAGAAAGCAAGCGGATGAAAATTTAACATCGAAGCAAGCAAGCGAAAATATTGGGATATCTCAGTTTACATATCGAAAGATCCGAAAAAGTGCAGAGGTACGCCCTACGGTTTATCGAAAAGTCATGGAATGGCTAGCAGAAGATTATTAAGAGCAACAAAAAAAGCCTACGAGAGCGAGCAAACTAACGAGGCTTTTAGCAACAATAACTAAAAAGAAATTACAGCAGGCAAGCCGTAATAAGGTTTTTAGTTTTGATAATTATAGATACCTCAATTATACCATGAATTGCTGGTATCGTGTACCCCTACTTAGAGGCCACCTCTTAAAAATGGATAAAGCATCACAGAAAAAATCTATAACCAGTAAAAAATGAATTGAGGTAATAACATGACAAAGAAAACAGAAAATACAATCACTGTCGCACAAAGTAACAGTCTAGGTTTTAAATTGACGGACGTTAGAACTGGTTTGCAAGCACTACGCCACCACTCTAATACTCTTATGTTAGCTAAACACGCTGGGGCAGATAATGGGCTACTACGCCTTGAAATAGATAACTTTCTGGAAACAGTTTTTGAAGTGGTAGAAATTTATTCTAAGGAACTAGACAGAATCGCCTTTTATCTGCTCGAGTGTGACAACCCAGAGGAATTGCGAGCATACGAGGCAGAGGAAAAAGGAGAGTAAAACCATGGCCACAGAATTAAATTTATCTGCTACCCAGTTTATTATCTTAGTCATCATTTTAACGCTAGCTCTTGCTGCTTTATGGCTCAAGAAAAGCTATTTTCAGCTTGATATAGAGCCTAAAACTGATACCGTGACAGATAACACTACACACAAAGAAAGTACACACTATGGGGCTTATATTCAAGCTCAAGGCAATTATTACAACTAAGGAGAATAACCATGAAATTCAAAATTTTCAGTGACAATGCTAAATCATTCACTTTCAAACATGAGTTTGAAACTATGGATCATGCTAAATTAGCAACTACTGCTATTCTAGGTTACATGATTGGAACATTCGAGCAACCGACTGCAGAGACAACACTCGTCAAAAATGAGTCTAACGGCGTTTATACACTGTTTGTCAAGTATGTAGCAGATAAAAGCCTTGCAAAAGTGCTTAACCGTATTTGCGATAGATATGAGAACCATTCAAAGAGTTATGTCGAGGAAGCCTAAATGTGCATCAAGACAGATAGAAAGAGGAATATCATGACAGAAATTATTGACCTTTTTGGACGGAATAAAGAGCTAGAAACACTAAGCGCAACTCTAGTTACAATTACGGATACGGAAGATACGGATACGGACGTTGTTCCGAAAATTGTCGAGATCATTAAGCAACTACTGGATATCATTAAAACACAACAACAATCTATAGAGAACTTAGCTTATATAGCAGAGAAAACAATACAACTAGAAAGAGGTGCGAATGAAAAGAAATAGATTACAAGAGGCAGAAATGGCAGTTTTAGCAATCCTAAAGAAAGGACGTGCTAACGCTACGACTGGTGGAGAGATAGCCACTATCACGGGTTACAACTCCCGTCTAGTATCTAGTGCAATCAGTAACCTAGTTATTCGCTATGGTGTTCCTATCATTGGTGTTAGGGTTGGTATCCGTAGCGGTTACTATATCGCAGAAACCAGAGAGGAACTATTAGAGGGACTTAGATCTCTTGAAAACCAAGTCAAGAATGAACAGAAAAGATTAGACGTTTTAAAGTCTATCGAAGACGTGACTAACTACGAGAAAATGCTAGAAAGGGGCTAATATGCAAGTTCTAAGTGAAGAATACCAAAAAGAGCTTGCCCAAGGGGTTATATCGGTACTAGATAAAGCCCTAGAGGGCTATTCTAAGCTCGATAAACACCAGTTAGGGTTAATCACCGCCCAGCAAGCTATGGACGAGTTAGGACTTAAATATAATACACTAAGACGCTGGGAAGAGGCAGGACTTAAACGCTATCAGCCACCGGTAGAGGACACGCGCAAGGTTTATTATCGTGTCAGTGATATTCTAGCTTTTCTAGGCGTGTATAACTAAAAAGGAGATGATTTAATGCCTATTTATGAAAGTGTAGGCTTTGGGAATGACTTGCATTTATTCGATAAACAAGCACCCTTTGACTTTATCGCAACTTTTAGACCTAGGAAAGTGCCACAAGGTGCAAATATAGACGATTTTAAGCGCAATTCAGCCCCTTACTGTATTACTGGCAAGGTGAAACAAGACGAGAACGGCAACTACAAGCGGAATAATGCTAGTTTAATTTACCGTGACTTGATTTTCTTGGACTATGACGAGCTAGAGGCTAATATAGACTTTCCTAGCGTTGTCGATAACGCCTTACATGGTTATTCATATATTATTTACCCAACTATTAAGCACACGGCTAATAAGCCACGTTATAGGCTTGTTGTTAAGCCTAGCGACGCAATGAATGAGCAGACCTATAGGCAGACTGTCCAAGAGATAGCAGGCAAAATCGGGCTACCATTCGACAGTACAAGCCTAACATGGTCGCAGTTACAAGGCTTACCAGTAACCACTGGAGACCCTGCAGACTATGAAAAGATAGTAAATAGAGGGCATGACTATCCCGTAGCAAAAACAGTTACGGCTAGTCAGAAACCACACTATCACACCCCACGCCAAAGCGGTAATAAAACAATTACCATGCGCGTGATTGATACCCTATTTCATGGCTTTGGTGACGAGGGTGGGCGTAATGTTGCGGTAACTAGGTTTGTAGGATTATTACTATCAAAGTGGGTTGATGCTGACGTAGCCACTGCCTATGAGCTAACAACCATAGCGAATAGCGTTACAGATAACCCTTTACCAGTCGAGGAACTAGCAAGGACTTTTGAAAGTATTGTTAGATCAGAAATAAGAAAGAGAGGTGTCAATGGAAATTAATATTGACGAATTGCAAGAGCAACTTAACGAAACCAAGGTTATTGAGCCACCTAAGTCTATGAAAGAATTACTAGACCGTATCTATCAAGCTGGTGAGCTATGGCGCAAGGAAAATGAATACTTAGTTAACGAGGGAAAAAAGAATGAGAAAACAGTCATCCCGCTTCCTAGTATCTTTACCGTAGCTAAAGAATTGAGTAAACTTGTGACCTTTACTTTTATAACAAAAGGGAACACTTCAGATAATAGTTTGCTCTATATCTATGATCTTGATAACGGCATTTATACATCAAGTAGGGACACATTCAACGGCTTCTGTAAGGCTTTCGACTCACGAATTAAGCCAAAGGACTGGGGACAAATTCAGACAATGGTGCGAACCATGGCGAAGATAAGAAAACCGCTAGAAAGTGCTAACTTAGTACCAGTACAGAATGGTATCTTAGACTTGAAAAACAAACAACTACGACCATTTGACCCTAAGTATATTATTACCGGCAAGATAGCCACTGCTTACAATCCGCCTAAGTTTACCCCTAAGGATAGAGAGGGTAAGACGTTTGATGATTGGTTAAGTTCTATTGCTTGTGGCGATAGTGAGCTAATAACCCTCTTTTGGCAAATTATCCTCGAGGCTATCAACCCAAACTATACTCGTAACAAGTTCGCTATTTTATATGGTGACGGTAACAATGGTAAAGGAACATTTCAGCGCTTGCTTATCAATCTAATCGGTGAAAGTAACGTGTCAGCTTTGAAACCTGCACAATTTAGTGACAAGCATAACTTAGAAACGCTTGTAGGTAAGGTGTGTAACATTGGAGATGAAGCACCTAATGAATACTTGAAAAATCCGTCTGACCTAATGAGTATTACCAGCGGTGACACCGTACTGGTTAACCCGAAAGGAAGACCAGCCTTTGAGGCAACCTTTAAGCTCTTTAACATCTTTTCGGGGAACTATATCCCTAATGGCGGTAACAAAACTAACGGCTGGTATCGTCGTATTATGATTGTGCCGTTTAATGCAGACTTCAACGATCAAACCGAAAAGCCTTGGATTAAGAATGAGTTCCTAGCAGATAAAGCCGTCTTGGAATACGTTTTATACAAAGCCGTCAATCAAGAGCCATTCACTCATTTTATTGAGCCTAAAGTAGTCAAAGACTTGTTAGGACAGTATCAAGAAGATAATGATTATTTGCTTGGTTTTATTAAAAGCGAATATATTCCTAAAGGTTGGCACGAATTAGAAATTGTACCAGTCTTTCTAGCCGTGAAACACCTAAGAGAATACGCCGAAGATATGGGAATACAAAAGCCGAATTTATACGGTGCAGGGACAGAAATCGCTAGAAACCTACGAAACTTAACACCACACAACTATGTTGTTAAAAAGGCAAGGGCAAAAGCGAGTGATATCAAAACTTTAGACCCTAACGGATTTGATACAAAAAAGCTAAATAAGCCACAACACTCAATAGTAAAAGAGGAATAATGTTACCTCGTTCCCTTGTTATTCTATAGTTTTCACAACAATGGAACTCCCTTAAACGCTTGATGTATAAGGGGTTAGACCTATTCTGTTACTTTGTTACCCTATTTATAAGGTTTATAATATAGATAGATATATGATGATGATAGTTATATATATAAGAGAATAGATAAAAGAAGGTAACAAGGCAACAAACTTCTCAAACCCTTGCTACTACTGGTCTCGTATATGTTCCCACCAATGGAACAAAGAGGAACAACAAGGGAACGAACCACTAATAAAGTATTTAACAACAGGAGGAAACAAAACAATGTTTAAAGATGAAAATGAACTAATTGAAACAACTAAAGCAACCGCTGAACTACTGGAAAAAGAAATTGATAACGAGGACACTAAAATCCCTAACGCCCAGTCAATTCAATTAACTGGTGAAGAGACACTGCCAGAATTGCGTGGGATCATACTAGGCAAGTTTGCCAGTTATGCAGAGAGCAAAGAGCTGAAAAAGCTGGGTGAAGATTGGGCTAATATAGGAGCTGAGGCTAGCCGTATTGCAGACAGTTTTAATTCCCGTGGGCGAGAGATTGCACACGATAGCGCTGAGCAGAAAATCACACAGGAATTCACCTTTGAGCCACGTTCTAAGAGCAATCACCGTAGCAACATTGTTGAAACACTGGCAGTAAGACGAATAGATGCCATGAACGAGCTGGAAGCTATAGAGGAAGCACACAGAAACATTGTTGATGAACGCTACAGGATTATTATCTACCGTCGTTTCTTACAACACCCACCAGCACCAAACTGGGCTATTGGTCAAGAGTTGGGTTACGCTAGAACAAGATTCCAAGATCTAGTTAACCTTGCTTGTCTAGCTTTTGCTGAAAATTATCGAAACGGTGAATTGCTTGATTTGCTTGAATAGTTGGGTCGCCCTAATATAGGGCAAGGTGTCAAAGTGATAGAAATTGAATTAAAAGCGTTTATAGATGTTCTCAAAGCTAGCAACCTAACCAAGGCGAAGATAGCACACGGCAAAGCTAGGGTATGGCTAGACTTGGATAAGTTGACTATAGTTTATAACGGGCAAGAAACGCCCTTAAAACGGCAGTCATTAAACTATGGAGGCTATCGCTATTATTTATATTGCCCTAACTGTGGAGAGGCTAGAACGAGCTTATATTGGCATCATGAGGCCTTGTCATGTCGTAAGTGTCTAGGGTTTTATAATAGAACATTAAACCGAAGTAAGACCGACTGTGTTTATTACTGGGAGCAGGCAGTTAAGGAAGCTCAAAAGATAGTGCCTGAATATGAGGCAAAGGACTACATAACACCCGATTTTCCCGATAAGCCAAAAGGAATGCACTGGAAAACTTATTACAAGCATAGAGCTAAGTATTATCAATATTGGCGCAATGGTGAAGACTTATGGTTAAGTGGAATTAAACTATGATATGATCTTGAGTTTTCATAACGTTTCGAAATTTGTGTACGTTCTCAAGTTTTCGAGTTACTCTTTACATGGAGCGGGGAACGTTCTTAACGCCCTAAATGTTGGAAAATGTTGGTATAAAACACTACTATATTATGGGACGTTTATTACTGTGTTTATAGTAGGTAAACGTAATGATGATAAACAACATCAGGAGCAAGAACAAGAGTAAGAGACTTTTCGCCAACTAGAGTAAGTAATGAAAAGTTAACATTCTGAAAGTACCTATATTAGGTACTTTTTTGATATAGTCAGAGTTTTAAATACTAAGTAAATGTAGAATAATGAAGCGAAATCAAAAAGCACCTTACTGGTGCTAGTTTCTTGCCTGCTAAACTCGTAAATTAAGCTATTTTTACTTACCTATTTGCTAACTTTTAGGAAAAATGTAAAGCAATCTATAACAACTTTCTTCTATATAATAGCAGATTTTAATAGC